CTCCGAGATAAGATGAGGGCGGGAGGGGACCGCCGACAAATTCTTACACTTGTGGCAAGAAGTAGTAGAGATTCGGTGGAGCAACAAGAAACGAAAAGACAAAATCGTCGCCAATTGAAGACATCACTTTAACATTCAAAACAGGCGCGGCCGTACCGCCGGGAAACACGCTCGTATCATACGTCTTCGCAGCGAACTGGAGATAGTTCGGTTGCGTAAACCTAGAAGAGCGAACTTCCGTTCCAGCGGGAAACGGGTCACTTGTAAGTAATTGATTATACTCTGTAAAGTATGGACACTCGACATTCATATTGAGATTCTGTGATGTATTGGTCACGTACGTCGGAAAAGACGTTACAGTTAGAGGATCGAGGCCCAAGTCATCCAGGAATGCTGGATAACCAAGACCATCGGCACACACTGCGTATTTAAGCGACGCGACACAACCAATGTTGCGAGTATTTGGCGTAATGAACTTATAACGCATGCTTCCGCTCCAAAACGTATAAAGTTTTGAAACGATATCTGCGAAATTAAGTGTCCGAGATTCAAACAGTGTTGTATAATTATTTGTAGGACTCACACGAATTCCAGGCGATACTGGCACGATAAATCGCGCCGCAAAGCCATCAGTCACCGGCACTGGTGCGTCGGTCTGAAGACTCCACGGAACATCGGGTGTAGTAGTCGGTGCGAATGCTAATTGCGCGGTTTGCATGTAGCAAAAACGTCGCGCAAGATCTCGCACATCCTTAACTTGATTCGAAAATGAATTGAGATTCTCAATCAATTGGGTGCCCTTCCCATGCATGGGACCTCCACTACGATCTTCTGAACGAAGCGGCAGTGGGTCAACCATGGATCGAAACTCAGCACCATCAATGACTGGCTCAGTGACAGGTGGCATAAAGCTATGAAACGGAGAACCAATAGGAACATCCAGCTCAAAATCTTCACCGGCACCAATATATAAATTGATGTCGATGTTTGCCGCAACTGTCTCTGGTGAAACTAATGCGTTATACACAACAATATAATAATACCCAATGATGTTGGTATCATCAATATGATCTTGAGGTACTAAATACGCCTCGGGGTAAAATATGAGTTTACGAGCTGTAGTACTCGCAAAAGGTGAACTGAAATCAAATGATTTTTGTTCATGCAAGTCAAACACCTCCATCGGGTAATTCGACAAAAGATTCAAATCGCCGGTTGGAACAGCAACGTCGTCACTAGGAACAAACACTACTGCTAACCGACCTGTATGAAATTGAGTAGAAATGAAGTCGAGTCGATATGCAATGCTCCCTCTCCAAAAACGGAAGAAGGTTGCCATATACGATAAAAACGTTGGTGAGATTTCTTGATAAACTTGGGTTTGCTTCGTCACTGGCACAGTATGTGCATAGCGAGGATGAATTGGAATTTGAGCCAAAACAGTACCAGGTGGTTGAGCACTAGTCCAATTAAGGACTTGAGCCAACATCTTTGTTCTGATTACATGCTTAATTTCCATTTCTTCGGCCGGCATTGTAGAATAATACTGATTGTCATAATATCCGGCGACTTGTTGTGAATCAAGTCGAACGGAACTATCACAACCGATCATGTTCGTCACGTCTCCGACAGCACTCATAGTGCTGACTTGAGGGACGACTTCGGTCGG